AGAGGATCTTCTGAACTTATCGCCCTTCTTCCAGCAGCTAGTCCAATCCTTAGTAAATTCAATCATTTCGTCGTTCATTTATACCTCTAGTGAAATGTAAAAAGGATAGGAAGGCGAACCGAAATCCGCCTTCCTTCTCTTTATCACTTACCATACGCTACGCCGGAAGAGTGGCTTGTTTGGCACGTCCCCTCATCCGTAGACAAATAACTCCGAGTTCAGCATTCTGAGATCCTGTTTCCGTGCAAAGAATCCCAACCCTGTCGTATCCGCTATTAACGGTTAGTTCCTCGCCTCTTACCTGAAGCACAGTAATTGCGTCATCATCTGTATCTGCAAGTGCGCCTGCTGTTCCTACGTTAGCCTCGGCTCCTGCCGCTCCTACTCTCTGTCTCATCTGTAGAGTTACTGCTGAACTGCCGGCTAGTGTTCCGCTGAATATAAGGAAGACAGCCAGGTCATAATTAGCCATGCTGAAGTAAGTTGGAGAATTCGCACTGTTATTCAGGGTCGCTATATCCATCGCTACATCGTCTTTGATATTTTCCGTAAATTTGTGTATGTTAGCCATAGTTTTTTACCTCCTATTAGCTTGTTGTTGTTAATACAATAAACATCCCCAGATCATTAGCCCCTCGCTTCGGTGCAATGTCAGCACTTAGAAGCGGTTGACCGTCTGTCCTGAGAACAATTTTCCAAAACGTCTCATCAGTTACGAAGCCATAAGTCTCAGTTGTCTGAAGCAAAGTATGCTCATAATTGACATGACGAGACGCTGAAATCCTCATCTCCTTGTCGGCTATTAAATAATGCCCATGATCGAAATCTGCCAGGATGATGTCGCCTTCCGTTCCCATTGCTTGACATTTCTCCGTAGGAATGAACGGTATCCCCCAGAGTGTTCGATTACTGAGATCAAGAGCTGTCGCTTGATTAGCTGCAGGTGCCGTTGCGTTAAATAACTGAACTATCGCGTCAGGATTCAATAGCCAAACAGCGCTCTCCCAACTACGAGGGAGTAACCGTGCAACCATATTGGAAATATCAGCCCAGTCAATCGCTCCAACTGCAGTTCGCGTAACCTCTGTTCTGCATCCAGCCTGTAAAATACCTAAAGGCATCCCGCCGCCTGTTCCATTAATGAACGCATCGTCCTCTATGAACCTAATAGCCTGCCCGAATGCAAGTTTCATAAAATCGCCATATTTGCCATAATCATTTTCAAGTTCATTGCTCACAAAGCAGCCTCCGACCAGCTTATGGACATTCAACTCAACCGCACCTACCGCCGGCTTAGATATAGCGTCAAATTTGTTCCCTCGTTCCTCTGTCCATTTAAACGTAATTCCACCAAATATATTTGAGCTTCTGTCTGAATCGACTAACCGCCGTACTGTAATAGAATCACCTTTAGGTTTAAATACCGCACCTTTGGCAACCCTGGAGCGTACAATCGAATTTTCTATAGCAGCATGATAAATCTCCTTTGCCCAGGATTCCGGAACTAATGCTCCGCCTTGCGAATCTGTAGCTTCCTCCATATGACCTGCGGTCTTGCCTAAAATTAGCCGACTATCTGGTGTGCCTTCGCCTAAATAAGCTTTGCGGACTTTGACAAAAAATTCACCTAGACTTTTGAATCCACCTGTTTTTTTGTCTACTTTCATTTCAACTCCTTAGCTTGTGGCGTTATCTAGCACTACAAAGGGCGATATGGAAGTCACTGGGGCAGCCGCATTTCTAGGTGTCAACACACTCTGTGGCCAACACTGACCAGCAGTTCTGAGCACGAATCTCCAGCAATCCTCATCAGTTGTAAATGCAACGTGGGAACTAAAATCTATTGTAATTGGCTGCCGGTCAAAAATGAGATAATACCGAAGGTCAAAATAACCAACGTCACCTTGTGTACCCAGTCCTGGCATTTTCTCGCTTATGAAAAAGGGTCGTCCAAATATTCTACCAGGTATAGGATTCTGAGCGCCCATATCACGGTTAATCCAAATAGGATTTGAACCAGCAGCGGGAGCAGCATCACCGGCAGTCATGCCAATAAGGTCAGGTAGCACGCTGGGATTAATTACCCAGACAGCATATGGATGGGAAGCAGGGAGCATACAAGCGTACATTTCACGTAAGTCCTCAAAAAACACCCGAAGGGTTGTGTTCCGGCAAACAGTTTTAACACAAGAACAATTTTGAATACCAAGAGGTTGTCCAGCACCAGTCCCATTAAGGTATGCATCATCTGTAAAATAGCCCCATGCAGACCCGAACATCCGTTTAATTAGCGGCACAAGTGCAATAGCAGAATCCTCACGCAGCTCATGAGATAAATATGTAATACCGGCTAATTTATGCGGGGTCAGCTCCAGCTGTCCAAAGGTAGGTTTAGTAGCATCCTTAGTGCCCTTCTCAGCAGTCCATTTTGCCTGTACTCCACCAAATACGGTTGTTGCATGCGATGTATCATCTACATAGGGTATTTTTATTGAATCAGTTTTAACCGGAGGGATAACTGTCGCTCCGTTAGGTATTACTATTGAATTTTCAAGAGCTATCTGTTTAAGGTCTGGTTTAAAAACCCCAGCTACAAGAAACCCGCCCTGGCTGTCCTCACCCTCTACCATGTGTCCGGCTGTTTTGATATCGCCTCTGGATGTGATAAAACTCAGGCGTGGGTCAACTACCCTTTTTGCCAGGCCGATATCCTTAGCCTTAATTATAGCATCTAAATACTCTTCCGGTGTTTCAAATTCCTTTCCTCTTTCCTCAGCTTCTTCCATCTCATCGGTAGGTTTTAAACCGTCAAGAACTTCTTTAGCTTTCTTTTTATCAAGGATCGTTTCACTTTCCTCAGCTAATTCAGCTAGCTGATCCTCAACTGCTTTTTTTGCAAACTCATCAAGCTTCTCACTCATTGTATCTAGAATTTGCTGGTTGAGTTCAGCTTCTGTCATTGTTTTTTTCTCTACATTTTCTCCGTTCAATTTCTTTCTCCATCTCTACTGGCTCTTAAATTTCAGGTTATTCAACTTACCTCTATGCCTGATGTCTCTGCAGATTCGACATATGTTAGCTAGTTACTCACTGGCAACCTCTACTAACTGCCTCACTCTACTAACATCTCTGGGAAAGCAAAGCTTACTCTTTCCCGAAGCCAGCAGGATTAATAAAACCCATTTTCAATGAAATGAGCTTAATTAATCACTTTATTCTTTCAATCACTATTACTCCATCTTTTCTTTCAATTACTTGAAACGGTTGATTCAATGCAATCCCACTCCTTCCCGTGCCAAAGCCTCTGAATAAATCAAAGTGATAATTGATGCCCTCAATCTTTACCACTTGCTTTTTCACATTCTGCCTGATATTCAATCGTTTAAGGTCATCTCCCCAGGCCTGCTCAACATTATCTTTGCCTAGCATTAAATTCCCTTCCTGTATTCCTGATTTATTATGCCTAGGTTATCGCTCCACCATCGCATAAAATCACTGCGCTCACATTTAAATATCTTTGCCAATTGTGCCAAGGACTTGCCTTCCTTGTATTTCTTTACAACCTGAATGATATTGAGATTTAGCCGTTTTTTAGATCCCACCTCTTCTGCGGGTAGTTCCTTTTCCAGCCTTTCTCTGATTTTTTTAACCATTCCAGTATTCGATTTCATAAGATTTGTTATCACCGTTGCTCGTTTATTCACCCACTCACGCAACCGCCGCTCATTTAAATACATTTCATAGGCGATTTTATCTGTCGGCCAGTTTAGTGCCCGCTTTAAATAGTCCCACTTGACAGCATTTTCCAATGTTTCAATGTGGCTTAATTCTGCTTTATTCATTCCACCCTCCCTAATTTTTTCTTTATATTTATATCAAAGGCTTCTTTCATTGCTTTGTCAATCATCTCTGCAAACTTACCGCTAGAAAATAAAGCTTCAATCGCATTAGTTGTGCTTGGCTCTGATTTAATTATCTCTAATCCAACCTCTTTTCCAGGCCCGGGCCTTTCCAAACGCCTCATCTCGCCCCCGCATTCAGGACATTTAATTTTATCGCAATGCTCATCAGATGCCATTTTATAACCGCATTTGATGCACTCGCAATTATATTTCTGCTTTTCCTCGCCCTTAGACGGTTCGGTTGCCGTGTAAAGTTCATCCAGCCGTTCCTTGAGTGTAGCTAATGCCTCGATTGTATCTTTTACTAGAGTCCGGTTTTTAGTGCTTAGAATCCGGCCTTCTTTGAGTTCTACAACCTGAGTGGTTAAATCCTTTATGGCAAACTTAAGGCTACCATAGTCAATAGCCCTGTCTTCATCGTTATCGTAATAGTCCCATGATGTTGTTTTGTTCTTAACTGTTGCTTTTTCAAAGATAGCTTTTTCCCAAATCTCAATATCGCCATCCCGCCATTTCACTTTTCCCCAGAACGCTTTAACATCCGTCTTGTTTTCTTTTATCTCCTCTATCAGCTCCCTCTGCTCGATCAGTTTGTCAAGGCTCTTGAGCAATGCCTTGCCTATTCCTATCTCTTCCTCTTCTGATATCATCTTGGCAAATTCAACTAATTCCTTTAAATGCGCCCCTGAGAAACTTTTCGTCTTTTCTACGATATCATCAAGTAGCTTATCCTCTATGCCTTCGGCCCATAGCTTCAGCATCTCACTCCGCTCTTTCTCCCCTGGCAACTCAAAATTGATTATATGATGAAATCTGCCTGGCCTGTCCAAAAGTGCGTCCGGTAGCTTCTCCGGGTAGTTAGATGTCATTATAGTAATCAGTCCCTTGTTCTGCTTTAGGCCGTCCATCTCCGTCTTAACTAGATCGGTCACGTATTCCATCCCGCCCCGCAGCCAATTATCTATATCCTCAAGGAATAGAATAGAAGGGGCTAGGTCTCTGGCAAGGGAGAAGCCTAAAACTAACGCCTTGAGTGGCCCAACACTTTTGAAATCCTTGCTAGATACCCAGATAAATGTCGTATCCAATTCATTCATTAATACCCGCCCAGTCTTTGTCTTGCCTGTTCCAGGGGGGCCGATAAACAATAATCCCCTCCCTGTTAAATCCTTGCCTTTCTTCTCCAAGAAATTGGCAGACTTTATTATCGAATCTTTATATTTTGCATCTAGAATTAAATTATCCCAGTTATCACCTGGCTCATCTAAGAACTCTCCGCTGAGTGCAAATTTCTCACCCTTGAGATAGTTATTGTCATTAACCCAAGTGTGAACATCATCAAGAAGTTCTTTATTCCAGTCTTTATTTTCACTCGACGTGACTATTGAAACATCAATCCCATACCAACCGGTGTTAAATTTCACTATAAGCGGTCTATCGTTGGCATCATAGAAACGGACTCCGTTAATAAGAAAGTCATCGGATTTTTCTGAATTAAGCTTAATCACTTCATGTATTGGAGGGACTTCAAGGCCGTTATAGGTAAAGCTTCTAGTATCCTTTAGCTTATAAGCACCCAGGACTATCTTAAATCCTGCCAGATACGTACCGAGCAATGGAGAGGGGATTGAGTAGCTATTAAGGAAAATATCCTTGACTTTACATTCTAAGAATTTCTCATAAAGGGCATAGTCAAATGTTGCTATGGGAGCTTGAACCGCCTCCACATCAAAGACCTTAGACAGTGATTTATTCCAGCGTTCTTTGTATTTAGGCTGCTTTATTTCAAGACCCGCTAATTCTTTGTGATCTAATGCCCACTTTTTAGCTTCTGCCATCGTCCACTTTTTAACATCGAAAAGATATGTATGTATCTTCTTTTCCTTCCCACAGTACAACGCCTTTATTCCTTCCTTTGCCGATATGGTTATAGTCGCTGTTATTTTACAGCTTGTGTTGACTGGGATTCTATGATAATTCTCGGTCGTTTCAGGTTTGGTTATAATTTCTCCCTTCTCTTTTTCTTCTGCTCCTGCCGTCTCCGCCTCTTCCCCTTTGCTTTCTTTTTCTTTTTTATCATCTTTATCCTTTATCACCTCTATTCCTTTGTCTTTATTTGCCAGTGGGGGGCCAAAAGTCGTTACTCCATCCTTGCCTTTTACAACCTCAATCTCTAATTCCCTATCCTTCACAACCGTTATTTCCAAGTCCTTCTTGAGCCTAGAAGATTTGATAATAGTCTCCCCCTTACTCACTGCCAGATTAAGGCTCTGAGCATTGCTGGCCACGGGGACATCTGAATGCTCAAGCATTATCCACTTTGTATAGATAGCCTTTGCCTTCCCGCTTTCGTCCTTGTCTATACCATAGTCTTTCTCAAGAACATCTTGCTGCTCTGCAAATAATTTCTTGTCCTCTTCCTTGCTAACAGCTTCTATGGGAATAAATCCAACGGAATTTGAGTTGAGATGTTTATCCTTTACGCACTGGAAAACATCTTCTGCAAACTGATGTTTAGCATAGACGGTTTTTGCTAGAATCCCTTCCTTGACATGCTTGACCCATTGGTCACTGCCTACTGGCAAGCCCTTGTAATCATGGGCGTATAGAACAGATGGGGACTGCCGGAAGTCGTCTAATATAGCCCCGCTAGGTATCAATATCTCCCCGTCCCTGTCCAGGTGGGGAGTTGTAACTAGTCGTATAGCAGCCCTCTCCCCCTCTTTAATCTCTATGTTCTCAGGGTCTATCGGTATGCCCTTCCGGACAAACTCAAGTTCGCCTGCCTTTTTATGCAGCTTCTGAGCATACTTTTTAGCCTTATCCGGAAATAAACTTTTTAATTTATATCGATCTGTGCGTAATTCCATTTTACTTCCTCCCGCTTATTTTCATTTTAATATTATTACATTTATTTTTATTATAATCAAATTGCTAGTCCACTATAGCTGAAATTGTGCAGCGACATAAGGGGTGAATTGG